CCAAAGTAAGAACGCCCATGCGCGTCCAAGACTTGACCAGTCACGATTTGTTGATCATCAGAAAGAGTATCGCCCGGCACGATTACGTAATTGATACCCCTACGCTTGAATACACGCTCGTTCCAGTCTTGTAGCTGATAAGTATACCTTGCTACGTAACTCTCTAACCCCATGTAGTATAGCGTTTTCATATGGTTACTCAATTAGGGCGAGCGTCTTGAGCCCACATATCCCTAGCATGTTTGCCGGAAGCAAACTTAGAATATTGCCGGTAAGCATAGCTGCGTTGGCTGTAAAGATCAGCCTCATCAAACTTGTATCCAAAAGCTCGACAAAAGTTGAGATAGTTGTCCAAGTCTTGAAATACTTGATGAGTAGTTTTAGTTTCTTTAGCCATGATAGTTCTCCAGTTTTTAGTTTAGATTGTTATAGTAAATAGTCGCGCCGTTTTCACCGTCTTCAGCAACAGTGATTTTAACGTCACGGTTGGGATAACGAGTTGCAATTACTTCATATAATTGATCGCAAATCATTTCACAACTACGGTGATTCAATTCAAGCACACCATTAGTGTATTGGTTCTGCAACCAACGCTTGAACTGAATAAATTCAATATCTCTATCATTGTGGAATACTTGAATACCCACTTTGAAATGAAAAATATGACGATGAGGGCTAGCTAGAAAGCTAACATCATATTCATCATTTGTTTTTAAATTAGGATCAGTACCTGCAGCAGGATAACAATGAATACCCTCATGCTGAAACGTAACCCAGATCATACGCTTTGCTAGGATAGAGATTTTGAAACGCTTTTCAGCTAGTGCAATATTATGCATATCCATTAACGATCATCCATATCAAAACGATGATGAGTTTCATCCCAATCCAATTGTTGCAGTTTAGTGATTTCTGTGTATACGTTTGCTCGCCTAAGGGCAAGATTTTGATAAATCTCATCTTGACCTTTTTCTTTAGCAGTTTTCATTTGTTTAGCAAGGTCTTCAAGCAAACTTTGCATGTTTTCGATTTGCTTCTTGTAAGACATATTATTCTCCTAATACCTCTGCAATTGCATCGTCGCTATCTTCAATAATCTCTTCTATTTCAGGATCACTGATATCGACTTCAAAAAGTTGATCAAACATAGTCATTGCGTTTCTAGTTTTCTTTCCAGAAATGCCTTGACTCCCCGATTTCATTTGCATCCAAAAACGATCATAATGATCAATCAGATCCAAACTCTTTTGTCGGTCTTTTAAAGAAAAGACCTCATCCACTACCTCACTAAACCTAATACGTTCAAAAGTTTCATTCATGAGCATACCAGGTATAATTCCCTGAGAATATCTACGATTTGCTTCCTGCACTGCAAACATATGTTGATACACATTATGGGCTTGAATAAGCGTGTAGCTTAGTGTATCCCAACTGGTTTTAGTTTCTTTTCCATGTGCGCCCAAGAAACCTTTACCCCTATAACACAAATCCTTGACAAGCATTCTATCTGTTACAGGAGAGTCAGTAAAGAGTTTATGGATACCGTCAGCCAAAATAGCATCTCTGAACTTTCTAGTATCATTTGCGTAGTCTTTGTTTTCTGCGGTTTTCTCCATAGAATAGGACCATTTCTTCCCATGTTCAATAGAAGTATTAAAGTACGCAAGACCTTTAGCCGCAGAAAAGAATGGGCTAGCACAGTCAAACGTGATCTGTAAGTTTGGGTTATGATACTTCCTAATAGCTTTTTGGATATCAGTAAACAAGACTGCATATTCTAAAATGCTAGTACCCAAACAGTGAATCAGATCGTGTTTACCCGTTTCTAACAACCCATCATGTATGATATTGACCATACGTTTTAGGGTAAGATGAATATCGATCTTGTTTTGTCCACCGAATGCCCACCCGTTAAAATGATTATCGGGATAGATGTTTGGATCACAATACTTTTTCATTTCATCGTACCAATCATCGCTTTGCTTATGATTGCGGCCTTGCAGTACATTTAAGAATTTGCAGTTGCCGTTACGATTTTTAATGAAATACTCATTGTTGATATGAGTAGCAGCAATTGCTTCTTCAATCGTACTGATACCGTGTGCAGATTTGCCTGTCTTGGGATCCTTGATATGGAACGTAGTCAATGATTGTGATGGAATATCTAGACACATACCAAAATCCATGTATGTATCCATCCACTTGAGAACCTCAGTGCGTTTCTTCATTGCCCGAGGACAATTGGGATCTTTCCAATCTGCTGGCCATTGACATTTCAGAATCTGAAACCCGCCAGAATCACCCAACATAAACGTTCCAGCTTCACGCTGTCGAATGATAGTTTCTGCTGGATCATTTACTGTAGTATCTAAGTTAGCATGACCTGCTGAATATAGACCCCACTTATACTTATAAATCCCTTTCTTACTGTCTAAGAAGTTCAAGCATTCTACATCACCATTGAATCCAGCGGGGATCCTAGCTTGATCAAAGTATTGTTCCCCTGACATTTGTTTACCAATGCCAGTGATAAAGAATGAAGACACCGCTGGTAAGAACAGTGCCCATTCGGGATCGTGTTGTGAGGTAAGATCCATATTTATTTTGCTTGTGCGGGCAAGAGATAACGATAAGTTGCAAGTCCGCTGTCTACTGTGATCTCAGCAGCACCTTGATCACTGATACGTACTTTCTTATCACCGGGAAGATCCATGATAGAAAGAAACACTTTTACAGGCCACATCCAAGCACGGCTAAGAGTGCCAGTGACACTGGGATGAAATACAAAATTTCCCGAGTGAGTTGACGGATCACCAAAGTAAATTTTAAGATCACCTTTGTCAGTCTTAGCTACAAAGTTAGGCTCTTCACTGTTTGCTTGTGCTTGCTTCTTAAGACGCATGATACCAGCAATAGTTGGCTCAAATTCTACGTTCCAAGTTGCACCCTTGAAGGTTACGTTTTTTACCTTCTCTTCTACAATCACTCTTGACATAAGACGATAATCATTTACGAAGTCACCAGCTTTAGTTTCAAAGTGAATTGAAGCAGGGACATCAACACCATCTTTGTTAGTGGTAGTTACATTGATTTTTGCTTTATCATCATATTCATCAAACCCAACAATAGTCTTGAGCTTAGAGAGATTGGGCATACCAAACACTCCAATGAAATCAGAGATAGGCGAGTTAAGTGTGCCTTCTACAATAACCGACTTATCTTCTGCTACCGCAGCAATTAGAGTTTCTTTGGGAGAACCTGTAATTTTGATAAGGTCGATAACACCTAGACCATGTGTATGTTGAATCAAATCTTGTAAATAGTCTTTCATTTTTGTTTCCTTTGTTAAAAGTATTTAGGCGAGTACATGTAGTAATATAGCGGAAGTTATAGCGAATGTCAACACTGATTTAACCAAAATTAAACAGATCATCAAATGTACTTGCAGTATTGGTACTGCTTCGCAAATCCCAATCTAACCCACCTAATAGGTTTTCGATCTTTTCATCAACAAGTGTTCGCTCCATTTCATTATCATCGAATGGTAAATCCATGAACCATTCAGGTAAGCGCAATTCATCTGTGGGGTATGCAATTGAAGTAAAGCCCAACATATTATCTTTGAGCTTGCATACAATCACCTTCATACCGTCTACAATTTTCTGACTGTATTGATCACCATTGAGTTTACGTAGATAATTGTAGTTTAACGCGGCTCTAACGTGTCCCGGCATGTTTGCTTTACCAGTCTTGCTTTTCATCTCAAGCTCACCATAATATGTAAGCTTGTTTACGGATTTGGGAGAGCCTTTAGTCCAACTAGCCTGAGCAGATAGCATATGCTTAAAGTCTTTGATCTTACCGATGATATCATCACGAGGATTACCAGCAAGAACTTCTTCTAGAACTTCCATCAAAAACTTCTGCACATACTTGGGAGTATCTGCTCGCTTAAGATCAAGTCCCATAGCTTTGATTTCGCCCAATTTACCGTCTTTATCTTTACGCTTCCCTTCTTTGTCAAAGATATTGATAGCATAGCGTTTCTTAGTGATAAAGAGTGCGCGATCACCTATCAATTCTCTACCAGCTTTAATGATCTCACCGTTTTTTCTAGGACAGTGAAATCCTCGTTCCATGAAAGCTGGAAAGCTAGCATTAGCGTGTTCGGCAATACTATCATAGAGTGCAATACATGTTTCTTTACTCCACTCTAACTCTCCGTTCTCTATTTGAGGTTTGAGAACAGGATATGCTGAGAAGTAGCAAGAGTCAGTGTCACCATACACAATAGCATCACCATCATGCTGATATTTTTCTGCTACCAACTCATTAATCTGACTCATCATATGTTTAACGATTTGCCTACCAGTTAGAGTTACTGACTGTCCGATTCGCTTATCATAGAACCTACAGTGTTCGTTTAGTAGAGCGCCATATGCAGAGTTCAACAGAATTTTTCTTACAAGTTGTCGTTTATCGAAATAATCATATGCATCTGTGCCGTATGCTTCTTTAGCTTGCTTTTGAATCGATTTACGTTCAGTATACCATCGTGAAAGCAATCCTGGAATGACACCCTCTTGTTCATATGTAAAGATAGTACCATTCGCCGAGAGCATATAAGGCTTATGGCTGTCAAAGATAAGTTTCCAAATCTCAGCAGCAGACATTTCTACTGATCTACCATCTTCATAGTCGATAGTAAGAATTGTACCGCGTTCTTGATTCATAATAGCAGCATATTCTAGCGAACCAAACAACCCCTCCCAAAGAACAGCTCCGGTGACTGCATCCGCATCGTCTCCATTCTTTTTCTTACGCTTGTCTTTAGCTAGCCTAATACTCTTATCGTACATATATTGATCAGTAAGTGTTTGCCTAACTTGACCTACAATAGTTTCGGGAGCCATATTCAACGCACGAATAGTAGAGGGATACAGAGAGTTAATATCCACTGCACCTACCCATTCATGAATTCCTTTCTTGGGTACTGCTACATAAGCGCCTGCAGCTTGTGTTTCACTTTCACTTTCGCTACGTTTTTTATCGGGAACGACTAAACCACGTTCATGCGCTTCATTCATGATTGCCATTTCAATCATGACCACAGAACCCATTACAGTGGGCAACAATACAGTATTTTCATGTGCTAGTGCATTAGCAAGATCCAAGAACTTTAGTTTGTTATGAATTCTTACCATTAGCATAGTATCTTGACGGTTATACTCAATGAACTTTTTGAAGTCCTTATTGTATAACTGATCCAAACTACCTTCATATGGTGTTTTACGTTCGTTTACTTCCATTTCGCCAATGGCATCAAGAGAATAACTATGTCGTGATTCATAGTTATATTTCTTATACAATTGCAGATAGTCCATATGAACCCTACCTACTAAATCGTAAGTAGTTTCTTCTTTACCGAATCGTTCATATGTTCTTGGTTTGGGGGTTTGACCCATCAGACAAAACTTGCGAGTATCGTCTTTCGACATTACGCGAGTAACACGATTTACCATGTATGGTATATCGAAACCCTCTGAGTTCCAACCTGTCAAGATATCTGCATCGTCAATTAGATCAAAGAATGTACTGAGCATTTCTACTTCATTGCGGAACAAGAAACAGTTTGGAAAGTCTACGATCAATTCATTTGCCGTTTCGTCAGTCATATGCTTTGGGGGCATAGCTAGAGTAACTAGCTGATCCAACCAATCCATATAGATAGAGATAGCAGTGATTTCGTTGAAAGGATCATGTGTTGGAGAGTATCCACGTTCTGGGTCAAAAGCTACCTCGATATCGAAGAATGCCGTATGAAGTTTTGGGGGATCGATTCCCAAATAGTTTTCGCTAAGACAACGAAAGATTGGATTTATATCGCTTTCAAACAATTTCTTATTTGAATGAATCCGTCTTTCTTTTTCGAATTCGGCTCTTTTTCTAGTTGAGAACCTAGACACAGGATCGCCATAAAGGGAACGATATTTACCTTTTGGGTCGGCGAAGTAAAAGGTATAGTTGGTAGGATATTCTTTGAATTCGCGCTTACCTTCTTGGTTACGCTCGACAACGAATATCCTATCGTTTTCTTTTACGTGAATAGCGTCAACGTAGGACATTAGATAGTCCTGCCAACAGTCTCCAAAATATGGTTCAATTCTTCATTTTCTTCGTTGGTCTCAGCAAGACGCGACTTATAAGCAACTTTGATTGCTTTCTTGAGTACAGATGGTTTGATTTCCATTTCTTCTGCAATAGCTTTGACAGTATCGTTAAGCCCGCCCTGAAGAGTTTCAATCTCTTGCATAACGGACAAGCCCTCATTTACCAATTGTGTCAGTTTGACTTTTTCTTCAGCATTAAACACGCGATCAGATGACATAGTTTCTCCTTATAGTAATATAGTTAGTATACGTTGTTTGAGTAATGAAGTCAAACATTTTACGAACTCTGATCTACCTAACTTAGGTAGTCTAAGTATTCTACACTATCTGATATGAATGTAAAGAGTTATTGGAAGATATGGTGATTCCGCTCACCATATATTTTAATATATTTGCCAGCCAAAGCGTCTGCTTCAACTTCAATTGGGCTACCTGGATAACTTGCATTAGGACCGATTTCGCCCTTTTCTCCCTGTCTTACATGAACGAGTTCATGGAATACAGTGCGTAGTATGTCTACCAAATTACGATTTTTTGCGTATACCCAAATTTTATCATCACCGTGAATATGTCTTCCGGTATGATGATGAGTTTGTGCTTCTTCAGTATCCATGCTAAG